CAGCGCACGGGCATAACCTTCCAAATACTTTTGGAAATGTTTGCGTCGTATCTTACGCAACTGTATGTTGAGATGATTGAGTATGGCTTCGATTTCCTGCAGTTGATTGAATCTGTGTTCGGTTATGCCCGGTAGTTCTTTGATGTTTCTTTCTACCAAGCCAGTGACACGCACGTCACGACGAGCATCCTCCAATTCACGTTCATAGTGAGCTATGAAGTCTGGTATGTTGCCTAGATCAGAGACCACACGGCTATACCACATCAATAATCCTTGTCGTTGTCATCCTCGTCGTCATGCAGATCTTCATCATCATCTTCTTCGTCCTCGTCGGCATGATCTTTAAGGTAGCTGGTCAGAGCACGCCGCACTTCTGCATCACCTTTAAATGTATCCCTGATTTCGTCTGCGGCCACATCATTGTCAATCAACACAGAGATTAGCGTTTCTGCGGCTTCGCTTCGATCCACAGTGTTTACATACCGCTTGATCTCGTCCCAAATTTCTCGGCTTAATTCTACGCTCATTTATTATTCCTCCGTGGCTGTTTCTTCAGTACTTACCGTTTCCCGTTGATTTGCAAAATCAGCCATGACCTTGTCCAAGCAACCTTCTTCGTTGCTTTCCCAGGCCTTGCGGAACTGTTTGATGATCTCGCCATCACTTGTCACAAACATGAGTCGGTTACCGTCCTTCTTCAGCAGGCCTTTCTTTTCAGCCAGGTCTGTCAGACCGCTGTAGGGATTCATGCCTGTTTCATAAGGAATCTTGACCTGCACACCTTCAAAGGGTTTAGCATATCTTGTTTTCATGACCTTGCATCCGGCACGGATTCCCATGACTTCCGAGATCTTGTTGCCGTCTTCGTCTTCTTTGAGCTTCATCTTCTTCATGGCCACTACGATACTGGACGCATAGATAAAGCCCTGTCCACCCGAAATCTTGTCGTCTGGATCAAACATGTCCTGGCTGGCATAGGTATGATTGGTACACACCAAGCCCACATTGTAGTTTCCAAACATGTTGACGCAGTTGCGAACCAAGGCTGTGAGTGCCTTGGGCTTGCGACCCAAGTCACCTTTCATTTCACCTGCATCAAACTGATTGACATCGGTGGGAGTAAGCAACATGCCCAGGCTGTCTATGATAAACATGACCTTGGGACGCTCGCCATCGGGCAAGGCCTTGTAGTCGGCCATAAATGTTGAAATGGTCTTGGCCACATCGTCGATCATGCTCATGCTGAGTTTGAGCAGTTTGCTTTCTGAAGTATCCACACCAAGTGCCTTGAGCCAATCTTCGTCCAAGGCGTTTTCTGAATCAATCAACACCACAAAGATACCCTGTTGTTGTGCGTGCTTGGCAATGTTGCCTGAACAGATATAACTTTTGCCTGCACCCGAATCGCCAGCGAACACTGTGACCTTGCCAAGTGGAATACCCTTGTTGAAGTCGCCGGAGATCAAGTAGTTGAGCGCAAAATTGCCTGTTGAGATCCAGTCTGTAGGATCATTAAATCCAATACTGAGTCCATCAATACTTTTTGTGATTTCCTTGCGGAACTTGCTTACGTCAAATGGTTTTCCCATGATTACTTTCCTTCTCTAAGTTTGTATAATTCTGTAAAAATCTTACTGCTGTCCACTCCACGCCGTTGATCCATCACGGCTAATTTTTCAAATGACCCTGACAGGTGCTTTTCAATTGGGTGTTCTATATAGTGTAGCATGTTTCGATAACTATCATTGAGCAAGTAGCCAGGGTGATCGCTGATCTTAGATTCCAATTTAGTCTTTAACAAGTTTAACACATTTTCTGGTAAATGTCTAATATTTAGATAGTCTGGAGATAGTAATGCTCCAATGATAAAACTGTTATTATGGAAACCCAATTCTTTAAGATAATCTACACAACCAAATATGGTGTCATAGTTTAATAAAAACCATAACATATTGAAACTTATTTTGTGATCCAATTTTTTAATGGCGTTTAAGTTGTCTAAAAAATCTGACCATCTTCCGCCAAAACGTATGTATTCAAATTCTTCTTCAATGGTTTCTACACTAACAGTCCAATGTACATTTTTGAAGCCACATACAGCATCAAATACTCCGGTATCAACCTTGCTAAGATTGGTGTTTATCCTAAGATTAACATCTGGGGTCAATTCTTTTAAAAGTTCAAGATTCTCCTTCATCAACAATGGCTCACCGCCGGCCAGATACACATGTTTGAGATTTTTAGCGTGTTGATAAATGTATTCTTTAAAGTCTTTTTGTTGTTGTTCTGTTGGTGTTGCGGTCGTAACATTTAATTCATTGCTCCACTTGCTACTAAAATCCGGACCACAATACACACAGGCAAAATTACATAAATTAGTCCAACGCACGTCAATGGTTTGCAAATCAAAATTGTTGATTCGATAAGTATCCAATGGTGTTTTTTTAAATTCTTTAATGTAAAAAATCCTATCACTAATGATATCAAATCCTTTTTTATCATGTTCTAACTCATAACAAGTATGACATCCAGCGGCTGGTTGGTTTTTTGTGATGTTTATTTGTTTGGTTACATTCGTTGGACCCAAAAGTATTTCTTCAATGGTATTGTCTTTGATGTTGCCTAACCCACCAGTTGTATAATCACTGCGAATACAATTTTTAACTTTGCCATCAAAGTTATACATCAATCCAGTCCATGGCATTGGACAAAAATGTCGGTTTGTTAAAATATCTTTTGGCGTCATTGTGGCCCTAAGGAAATATCAGGAATTGTTAAATTATTATTTTTAGCCATAGACAGCACATCCAATAATGTCCTTGCCCAGTTACTGACATCAGCTGCCGGAGGAACGGTTTGCCCGGATTGTGTAGAAATATATCCGGGTCTGACAATAGTGATGTTGACACCAAGACGTTGATGCCGTAATTGTTTTGCCATTTCTTCAAGAGTGACTTTTTGTTGATGATAAGCCAACATGTCTAGACCCGGAAGTGTCGAAACAGGATCCTGGGTCATCTGAGTGCTGATAACCACGATATGTTTTTTTGTTCCTGTCCACCGCTGGGCCATTTCAAACAATAATTCTGTCTGTGCATACCCGGCCTGAGCATTGTTTACAAACATGTCACAGGGCTCAATCTGATCTGCTATTTTAGGAATATTCCTGATGTTGTTGCCGTCACGCCGGCTGAGACCCACAATATCATGTCCATGTTGTGAATAGATTTGGGCAAGTGCTTGTCCTATGCCCGCAGTGTGTCCTGTTATTGCTATTTTCATAGAATGTTTCTTAACTTCTTTTGTTGTGCTATATATGCTTCTCCGGCAATAATATCGGGATTATCAACACTCAACTCAATGGGATTTTTTAGATAAGCCCAACTGTGATCAATTCCGTGATTGTATGCAAATTCTTGGATGTTGGCAAGGTCATCCACATTTAGGATGCTGACTGTGGTCCATAAATTCAATTCTACCGGCATGGCTTTGTATTGCATGAGATTGTTGTAGAATGTCTGCCATGATATAGGCCAACGGGCAAGTTCATGCACAGGACCTATACCATCACAGCTGACTGTCACAGTAACTTCAATGCCTCGGCTGGCTATGTCTATTAGTTCGTTCAACACCGTGCTGCAGTTTGTGTTTAGTCGCAGTGTTTTAAGATTAGGCGGAAGATTAGCTAATATTTTTTTGTAGTTTTTACTGAAGCTGGGTTCGCCGCCGTTGATGTCCAAATGAACTATGCGTTCTTGCGGCAAGGTCCAGAACTTGTCAAGATTGTTGTACACAGGAAATCCTGATCCACTCAGACTGCCTATACGGGTGCTCAAGGTTTCATTGCAACTCACGCAGGCTGCGTTACACACATTGTCTAGAACTCCACCTACCTGCAGGTAATCTAATTGTTCAGTTTGCTTGTCTAGATCAATGGCGTACTGTCTTATGCTATTGGGTTCGGTTTCTTGGCATCTTACACACTCAGCTGGCCACTTGTCGGACTGCATTTTTTCCTGTATCTTGACCAGCCAGACACTAGATTCCATGTCCTCCAATGTATCAAATTCGGGTGCGTTGACCATATGGCCACAGCGACTTACAGAGCCATTGCTATTAAACCTAACAAAATGATCAAGTCTAGGACAATGCATAGGTTGGGTTTAAAATTTGCTGTGCATGACCAATCACATATTCATATGCTGACAAATCAACGGTTTTTACATGTTGTAATAATTGGGCAAATGTCATTGACCGACCTATGCAACCAAATATAACTGCATCTATTCGTTGATACATCTCGTTGTTTGTGATTAGATTTATTTGATTGATTAGTTCTTTGGGTGCTGGTAGAATCCCGAACGGTTTGCGGTTAAAACCAGTGATGTCGCTAACCGCCGACATGGGTAAAAAGTTCAATGTGGTGTTGGAATCTAAATATCTTGCCAAATTTAAAAGCCAAGAAAATTGCGAAGCATAATGCCGATTCAACGACAAATAATTCAAAGCAAACCATTCTACTGTAAGAGGATCGAGGTTAGAATTGTCCCGTAAAGTGTGTTGTATAAATGTATTAATTCCCGATACCAATCTATCTTCTGGGTTTCTTATAATGACATCAATGTTGTTTAGTTTTTGAATCTGTTGATTGACAAGAACTCGTCGGGGATTTTTTATTTTAAAAGCATCAAAGCTACTGTGTCCATTTTTGAAAATAACATAGACATACCGCTGTGACGGCACAACTTCTAGTACCTCACAGCGGTCTGGAAATATAATGCGATCCAGATGTGATAGCATCGATCAGGCTTTTTGACGTGCCCGGATCATGGCCAAGATGTCTTCGGCTTTTTGAGTCGTGGGTTTGGCCGCCACTGGTGAACTTGCCACAGCAGGTGCATCGTCTTCATCAAAACTGCTTGAAACCGCCGGAGCTGGTCGGGACACAGGTGCTGGCGCATCTTCATCTACTTGTGCAGTACCGGATCCACCAGCTGGAGCATTGACCCCTGCTGGACGGAAATACTGACCCCAAAGTTCTGTGTCATAGGTCTGCCCATCCACACTTGCTTCAAACATTTCCTTGATCACCCGGACTTCGGCTTCACCGGGCCGCTTGGGCAAGAATGTGCTCAAGTCAAACAGGCCGTGCTTTTCTACTGCGGCTTGCTCGGCTTCGGTCAAGGCCGACTCTTTGCGTGCCCACTTGCTACTGTTGTAGTCAGCGAATCCACCCTTGCTGGTCTTGCTGATACGGAAGTCCAGGCCACGCATCAAGTCTGTTGGCAATTCTTCCAGTTCTGGATCCATCAATGCACCTTTGATAAGTGTGAAGATCTGAGGACCAATGATGAATCTACGGATTGGGTTTTCAGGAGTCTTGTCATCGGCAAGAGGATTCTCACGAACGAAACCTTGGAAAATATAACTGCGTTTTTTCCAGTACTTACGACCCATGTCTTCCAAGGCCTTGTCCTTGAACCAAGTACGAACTTCCGTCAGCACTGGGCAGGTCTCTTGCCACATCTCCATGCATGGCACCTGGACGTAGACTTGTTTTGAGTCTGCTTCGCCTTTGATGCCATTGAATGGCAAGCGGATCATGGCCCGTTCTTGCCAAAAGAATGTGTTCTTTGAATTACCATCAGGCAAGAAACGGAGTGTGGCACTTTGGCCTTCTTCCATGTTCCAGTGTGGATAAATTGAGTTGTCACCACCTGTGGAGTTTCCGCCTTGTTTTGATTCGCTGGCGGCTAGTCTTGCGCGAATTTCTGCTAATGATGCCATAGTTGAGTTGCCTTTCTAAAGTTTACTCGGTGTTGCCTATCTAAATGTTTAGATGTTACGTTGCCTGTGATGCTGACAAAAAAGCGCATACACTTGTTAAGTATACACGCTGGTTTGAGTAGCGTCAAGAGTATTTATGACGCGGTTGTTCTATTTCTAGTTTTTTATCATGCCACTAAGTTCTTTGAGGCGTGTCAAGAACGTGGTGTCTTTGTCCACCGGCTCCATGCGTCCTGAATGTCCATACTGGCCTTGTAAAGCTGTTGCTGGTTCCATGGGGCATATGACCATGCCATGTTCGGGGCACATTTCACCTGCACCGGTCATGTTGCACTGGCCTTCGGTGAATGGACTGAGATTTTCAGCTTCATCTACCTCCGCTGGCACGCCATCGATGTCGGCGGGGGTGATGCCTGGATTTGCGTCTTCATCCATGGCTGTTTCATAGTCTGGTGCTGGACGCTCTTTGGCAGGAACTCCGGCTGTTTTAAGAATACTAGCCAAATCCTCTTGATACTCTGGATATTCTGGTTGCTCGGTGCCCTCTGGGTCTTCAGTCTGTGTGCGAGGATCTTTGACAGCTTCTTCCATGCCCGATTCTAGTTCGTTGATGCTGACATCATCAATCAAGTCATCTGCAGCATCGCCACCCAACATTTCTTCAACTTTGTCTTGTTCCGTGTCAAGATCAGCCGGCGTTGACTCAGGAGGATCCATCACAGCATCGGCATCGATGTTCAAGCTGGCTATGACCTTCATCACCGCAGGATCTGAGCTGAGTTCTTGCATGCGATCCAACACAACCTGGCGAGCATCAGCATTAGCATCTCTGCGGGCCAGTTCATACAGTTGATCAAACAGTTCGTCGTCGCCCAAGAGATCATACAGTTGTTCTGTGGCATTGGTGGCATCGGCACCCACCAAGAGATCCTTGCTCAAAAGTTCTATGAGTTGACTTTGCTTTTCTGGAGTGTCTGGCAGTGCCCAGGTTCCTTCCATGAGCCGATCGGCCCAGGCTTCAAATATTTCAGTTTCTTTCATGGCGTTTTCCTGTTGTTGTATTCGGGCGATCAAGGGCAAGGCTTCTTCTATGCGCTGATCTATGCTTTGTGTCACAAACATGTGTTTGAGTCCTTCTATGACCACGCTTTCTGCAGTGGCTTCATCCGGACTCCATGACTCAAAGTATTTCGCGTATCCGGTCTTTGAGGTCAGGCTCTTGAGATTGTGTTGCAAGCGTTCACGGTAGGTGTTGGTTTGTTCTACCAAGGCAGCTGTGTCGCCTTCCAGCAACCGGCCATGATTGGCTCTACGGAATCTACTGAGCACAGCCAGTTCAGTGACCATGTCACTTATGTGCTGGCCACGCACATCGTAGGGCCTACCTCCGGCACGCACATGTTCCAGCATGGCCTTGCCTGCGGTGAGATTGCGGAATGGCAGTTTG